AATTCTTTGTTAAGTAGATCCCTTATTTTGTTGACTTCTCTCTGCACAATTTCCTCGGCTTTATTTTTAATAAGCCTATGATATCGTTTCCTAATATTTATTCTGCGGCCCGCACTTCGCTTGGCCCGAATATATTTTGCATCATTATCTTCAGATCCATCAGGATCCTGGTCAATAATCAGCTGTGCTTCCTCTAGGGGAATCATATTAAGGGGTACGAATCTCTGGTCCCCACCGGGAACCGGGTTCATTTCTTCTTTTTCTCTAATATCATTGGGACTCATTGCTCCCAAATTGAACATAGAGTTATAAAAACTGGACCTGCTTTCAGCATCGCCCCTTAACATTCCTTCGACTACAAACTTAATATAATTGGTGTTGTTTTTAGAACTGATCAGTTTATCATTAAGGGCCTGTTCGATACGAACCAACCAGGGCCTTATGGTGTAAATAATAAAATCAATAGACTGCTGCTCAATATTAGAAAAGGTCGCCCTTTCCAGATCAGCCAACATATGGGGCGGCACCCTAAAGATCCTGGCAATCTCTTGAATTTGAAACTTCCTGGTCTCAAGGAACTGGGCGTCATTGGGTGGGATACCGGTCTGATGGTATTTAAGGCCTTCTTCTAATACCATGATCTTATGAGAATTGCCCAGGCCTCCATACTTTTTGTTCACATCGCTTTTATACCTCTGGTAGGCTTCTTCGGTCATCTGGCCTGGATATTCTATAATTCCACCCGGCTGAGCTCCCTGGCCAAAGAACCTGGACCCAAACTGCTCGGCTGCCAATCCCAGGGCAATAGCTTCTCTCGCCATGCGAATAACAGAAAAACCCACATAACCGTTAAACCCCAAACCGGGAATGTGTAAGATCTCGTTGGATGCATAAACAGTTTGTTTGCCAGACTCATTGGAATAAACATAATATAGCTTCTTATTTTTTAACTTTACCTCAACCTGATTCGGCAAAAGAGGCCAAAGACCAATAACCCGGCCCGAATTATCTAGCTCAATCTGGGAATAATGATTGCCCCAGTGAAGTAAATGAGCCAATAACATCTCCCGCCAGGTGAAAGAAGTCATCAGTGAATTGGGCTTATTGTGAAGTAGAGGATATAAGTAATTGCTCTTTGCCTTTTCTTTGCCCCCATCCGGCATCTCCCGATAAACATTCAAAGGAAGGGATGCGATTGTTTCTGCAATTATTCTAACTGCGGCATAGACCGCTGAAAAGGTCATTGCGTTCTCTTCGGTAACTTTAACACCGCTAATGCTTTGAGATCCACCTATTAAATCAATGAGCCACTGCTTCGGATTCGCAAGACCACTGGTTTCAAAACGGTTCTCTTTTATTTTAGATAAAAATCCCATTATCCCTTATCACCTCCAGCTCTTAAAAAAGTTATAAGCATTAAAAAACCCCCTGTCACCGTCAGGCTGACAGAGGGTGAATACATCCATAATCCAGTTGTAATTAATCCCAAACCAATAAAAAATATTATATCATCAAAAGTTATTTTCACACTATAATCACTTCCTAAAAAGTTCTAAAATAAATCGTGGACTCTCAAATATAATTAAACATTAAATATTTTTAAAACTATAATTGTCTTTACTCTATTTCTTCTTTGATTTCTCTTAAAGTTTTGAAATATTTTCTCCCTTCTTCTGAGTTGGTGAAATCTGTCGTTCTTTCAAAGGCTGAGCCCGGATTAGTTACAACTTCTAAAGTTGCGATTAACCTCAGCTGTTTTATGTCTTCATATTCAACAATATTTATTGTTATACGAGTTTCTGGTATAGCATCATATTCTGAACCAAAAAACATGGATGTTAATATTGATTCTGTATCTTTACCATATACTAATTTATATTCACTAGTTTCATTAATATTATATCCTCTATTTATCATCTCATCATTTAACTTATTAACTACAGTTCTTTTATCAACCCCTTCAATAATAACTTCTGGTTTCCCACTTAATGTATTGTATTCTTCTATAGAAGTATTATCGCAACCAGCAAATGTTAAAATTAATACCCCTATAAGTATTAAAAGAATAACCCTTTTGATAATAATCCCCCCTTTATTATTGTTGAGCTTCTGGTTATATTTCAATATAAATATATTTTCTCCTTTTTTAAAGAACTTTAATCCCTCTTTCTTCATAAATTGATTTACCTTTCCCCTCATTCCTCATAATGCGGTCGAGGGCCATTATTAAAGCTACAATACCATCAATTCTTTCTTTAGATTTTGCCTTATCAGGCTTTATATTCTCGGCTGGATCTGTTTTTGCAACTGTATTGTCAACCATCCAACGAAGGACCGGGTGGCCAAAGTGAGCTAACTTCTTCTCAAGAATTAATTTCTCGACTTCTTTCATCGGGTCAGACATGGATTTATAACCCTGACCCAGTGGAACCATAGTAATCCCGGCATCATCTAAATTCTGGGCAAGCATGGTGGCTCCCCATCGGTCATGAGCCACTTCTTTGATATTATATACCTCATAATCAGACAAGATCATGTTTTCAATTGCACCGTAATGAACCACATTGCCAGCCGTGGTATTAATAAACCCCTGTTCCGCCCAGATATTATAGGGAACCCCATCTTCCCGGCTTCTTTTCATAATAGTATCTTCCGGAATAAAAAACTCTGGGATGACAATAAATAGATCATCTTTTTTAAACAATTTTACATAAGCAGTAACATCAATTTTATTAGATAAGTCAAGACCAGCATAACAGGGTTGACCTTTAAGGCTTTCTTTTATTTCTTCAAACTCTTCTAAATCAAAACCAGCTGACTCATCCCAGACTCCCATATCCATCCAACGGCTTTCTGCGTTGGTCCAGATATTAAGCCGCTTACAGATTATTCTATTTCTCTGGAAGGGAATCCGCTTGGCTTTGTCGATCCTTCTTTTTAAGTTTTCTTTATAAACACTAACCCCTAAATTGGGGTTTGACTTGATCCAATTACTTTCATCCTGCCAATCATCTTCCGAATCCAATTCCGCAATATAAGCAAACTGTGAGTCCTCATAATAATCAGGCTTATTCGGGTCTAAAATATCAATACAGTAATCCCGGTAGGTATGACAAAAGGATTCTCTGTCAAAACCGGCTGTAGTAATAGCAAGCATCAAGGGCTGCCTCCTTGAACCGGTCCCATCTGCCAAAACATCCCATACCCCAGAATCGGGATGGGCGTGCAACTCATCCACTAAACCAAAGTGAATATTCTTTCCTTCCAGAGTGTCATAATCGCTTGAAAGAGGTTCAAACTTAGAAAAACTTTCAATATGTGACAAGTTATTTTTGAAAACTTCAATATCTTTTATATAAAACGAATCCTGAACCATCCTTTTGGCCGGGCTAAAGATCTCCTTTGCCTGATCCCGGGTAGTAGCAGCAGAATAGATCTCTGCCCCAGGTTCAGAATCAAACTTCAAACCATAAACACCAATCGGTGCCATAAGTGTAGTCTTGCCATTTTTTCTTGCTACTTCAATAAAGCCTTCCCGGTATTTTCTAGTCTGGTCTAAACTTTTCTTCCAGCCAAAGAGAGATCCCACAATAAACTTCTGCCAGGGTTCTAATTCAATGGGTTTGCCTGCCCATTCACCCTTAACATGGTTCACTAATTTATAAAAGTTTATAATCCGGTTGGCAGCCTGCTCATCAAAATAAACATCATCCCTTTCTAGGTCATCCAGATGCCGCTGGCAGGCCCAGATAACATATTTACCGGCTGTTTTTTCCCCCTCAACAACCGCAACTGCATACTCAGTTGTGGGATGCATTTAATATATCCTCAGCAGAGGGAATATCATTATCTTTTTTATTAACAGAGATCCGAGTCCGTGAACTGGGGGTCATTCCGAACTCGGTCAAGTATTTATGCATCTGATCCAAGGCTTTATCAGCAATAGTTAAATAAGGGTTTTTCTGAAGATAGTTGCTTTCGGCATTGGGCTTATATACTAAACCCAGCTTCTGCAGTTTTTCTTCCGCTTCCCGCCACCTTTTATAAGTCTGACAGTAGGCAGACATGGCAGTAACATCAATATCAGTTAATAAACCCAGAATTTTTAATTCTTTTGAAATCCGCTGCCACTCTTCCTTTGCATATCCTTCCAGCCAGCGAGGGCAGTAAGGACCGCTCGGTTTTACTTTGGGCTTGGGCTCTTTTTTGTTTAAAGGCCTTTTGCCCGGATTACCATTCAATATTTTTAAGTTAGTTGGTTTCGGCTTTCTGCCTCGCATTACTTTTCACCTCCAAAAAGAAAAACGACCATCACTGGCCGTCTAGATCCATAACTATTAAGGATCTGATATATGCACTTATATTGGAACTGCCACTCGGTTTAATAAAACCCTTTTCTTTTGCCCTCTTTTCAATCTTTTCTTTCATCTTATCTGAGAGCCGGACCTGAATCATACTGCCCATTTTAATAACCTCCTACAGCTGTCGAACTAAATCCAAGCAATTATTTATCCTGGATTTAACTTCCTTTAATTCTTCTTCATTTAACCCACTTGGAATCTGATGTGACTTTTCTTCCAGCTTCTGGCTTATTTCTGTCAACTCATCTTCAAGTATGTTTTTAATCATTTCACATGAACTCCAATTTCATAAACTTTAATCTTATCCATTTCACTAATTGAAAAACCCACTATTTCAAAACTGTTGTTCTCATAAACTTCAATAACTTCATCTCTAAGGTTAACTTCATAATAGTAATTAATTCCCGGAAGTAGTTCGGTTCCGATACCAAAACTCATTAAATCTGGGTTCCTAAAATTATCTTTAACAATTGATTTTTCTTGCATTTCTTTGCGTTCTTCTTCCATACTTCTTTCAAAGGACCTTAAGATATTTGCTAATAAGAAATCATAATCACGTGGACCTCTTTCCTCACAATACCTTCTAACTGTTTTTTGAAGGATCGGGATCACTGCTGAAGGATAACCATCACGATTTTTATACAGATAAACATTATAGCCTCTGATTCCAATCTGTGCCCTTGTAGACATTTTTATTCATCCCCTTTGAGTATTACATTTATAGTTACCCAATCATCCCAATAGTCGCCGGTTTGCTGTGTGTTTATATTTAGTATTTCGTCTTGACTAATTTCAAAATTTCTGCCAAACCATTTTTTTGCTTGATCCGCAGAAGTGTTTTTAAATTCTATACTGACTATGATATTATTTCCTCTTTTATTAACTCTTATTGAATCGGGGATGCCACTTTTAGGATATGCACCGTTTCTGTTTTGATAATCATCAGTTTCCAACTTCTTTAATTCTTTAAAAAGACCC